GAGGAAATCACGTGTAAGGCGTTTCAACTCATCGGTTTTTATTTTGTTTTTCATCGTACCTCCTTTCTACATATATAATAGCACAATGACGTCACTGTGTAAAGTGTTTTTTACGAAATATGTTATTTTTTTTGTATTAAAAACGAGCCTACCCTCAATTAAGAGAGTAGGCTTTTTTGTTGAAATCTATTTTAGAAAATCATCATGTTTCAATCGTGATTGATAAGTATCCTTTATCAATCGTGTAGCTTCAGTTATCACACCATTCTTCAGATGATTCTCTTCTACATACTGTTCGTATGCGTCGCATTTGGAAACGATGAATCGGAATTGTTCTTTACTGTGAACAATACCCCTTGAACATTCGTTCGCAAATACCAAGATAGTGTTTCGAATATCATCAACTCGACGCGCAGTATCGGTAGCGATATGATCGTCGAGTTTTTTATCTAACGTATCTATCTTTTTATTGACATTATGGTTGATTCTGTCACCTGCCCACTTTAGAAGCTTATCCCATGGGTTTACCTTAATAGGTGCAATCTGAATAAATACAGAACCAACGAACAGAACAGAAACTACTGCACTTACAAAGTCTTTAAACTCAATCAATGCAAACAAATCTCTTAGTGCCATTGCAACATCACCTATCTAACACGAATAGTATTACCAGGATAAATCAGATTAGGGTTGGCAATCCCATTCACTTCCGCTAACCATTGCCATGTTGTTCCGAACTTAGCTGCAATACCAGATAATGTATCACCAGGCTTAATTGTGTAATAAACAGCGCTTGCTGCTGGTGCTTCTGTAGCTGCCCCATCTATCACGATTTCTTGTCCAGGATAAATTCTGTTTGGGTCCGCAATATTATTAATTGCAGCCAGGCTTTGATATGTCGTTCCATAGCGTGCCGCAATCCCTGACAATGTATCACCAGATTGCACAATGTATGTTGTGTCACCAGACTGTACGGATGGTTGAGCGTAGGTCTGAACTTGTGGTTGAGGTACAGGTACTGGTTGTCCTGTAGCGCCAGCATATGCTCTCCACGCATTTTCATCACCAAAGAATAAACTTAGATCTAATGGTCCACCCCATCCTGAGATTGCTCCGGAAGAAGTAAACTGATGCATAGCATAATCACCTGAGTAATTTGGCTCAACATAGTCATTCCATCCACGTAAAGAATAATCTGGATATTCTGCTAACCAAATACCATAATCTCCCAAACCAACACATTGATTAGCTGCAGAACGCTGTACATAAATCATTGGATTGATACCAGTTAAAGCCACAATATGTGTACAGAATCGAGCAACCCAACTAGAATCACCCCAAGCAGCGTTATCTCCAGATTCCCAGTCCAATACTAAGATAGCTTCATGCAAATATCCTTGGATATTATTAATGAAGAATTCTGCTTCAGCTTCTGGGTTTCCTCCACTTGCATAATGGTATACACCTAATAGCTTACCAGCAGCTTTAGCGGATTGGTAATGTTCATCACAAAATGGATTAACATAACCAGTACCCTCCGTTGCTTTACAAATAACCGCATCACAATCTAATGCTCCGGTAATAATACCGGCCTGATGTGATGCAACATCAACTACTCTCAACATTCTTAAGCCTCCTTCTTTGGACCGTTTAGTCTAGTAAATAAATCATTTACGAAGTTTGCACCTCGCGCTGTAATGATGCCTGTTAATACAGAACCTAAGAAAGGAACCGCTAACGGCATACCAACTAATGGAAATAAATCCGCTCCTGTTGCCAAGCAGATAAGAATTGAAACCCCAAGAGAGCCTACTACACTTGTATCTACTTTATTCGCAGAATAAACACGCTTAACATTTTCCCAAATTGCTTCGACTAATACTGCGATAATAACTAACTGTGATAATGCATTCATTTTTATTTTTCCTCTTTCTATCTAAAAAGGCGCCCTTTCGAGTGCCCTTATAGAAAATTTACTTTTTGTAATCCCAGGCAGAGCCAAATCCTGGCTCATTACCCTTATTGTTGTCAATTTTTGAGACAAACACAATTCCACGTGCGATTGCTAAATCGCCATTGTTGTAAGTGACTTTTTCATCCCACGGTTCTGCTTTCTTTTCCTTTGTTAAATCATCATATAGCAAAGGTGTTTTATCAGGAGTCTGGCCATCTTTTGATGTATGGTCAGAGACAACTGAATAAGGCACTCCATTGAATGCGATACGCTGGTTCTTTTTGTATTTTGCATTTGGAAACCAGTCATCTAGGAAAGCAATGTACTTTTTGACTGTTTCAACATCCGCAGTCTGTAGAATGCCATTCACTAGTGGGCGTACCTCTTTATATCGATTTGCCTCGATATCTTTTTCAGGAACATCTGTCAGAATAAACGATAAGGTATAGCCAGTGCCAGACTTAGAAAAAGTAAGAGGTTCTGTATACATCTTGTAAGTCGCACTATCGCCATCGAATGAAATGTCGTGGATAACTCCTACTTCAAATGAATCAATCAAAGGCTTCAGATTCTCAAAAATCTTTCTTTCAAAAGTAACAACACTTTTATTACTGTCCTGAATTTCAGTAAATTTTTTTCCGTCAATATACATTTTTACTTCCTCCTTATTCGTCGCATCTATAGAAAAGCACATCCACTTCCGCACGTATTGGAACGTTCGACTTCCCGTCAGGGTTTTTAACCGAACAAAAGGCGTTGTTATTCGAAAATCCAATCAATCTAATCTCCGCATTTGTGTGAGTGTATGCCCCCATTGCCCCCAAAGTTTTGTACCCTGCCGGGACTGCAATCTGTATCGAAAAATAAGCCACATCATTTGGATCTGGCCTAAAAAAATCACGTTTATTAGTACCAGCAAATCTTCTGACAATCAACGTATCGTTTCCGCCGATAATCAAGCCGTTTTTAGCGTTAAATTTATCGTTAACTTCGAACGTGCCTTTAGCTTTAACATTCCGCCCGTTAATTTCGAATGCATCAGTAACTCCTTTTACAGCATTATTTGCAGAATTTATTTCTGTTTGCATCTTACTGATTTTTGGGGCTAGCAAATTCATTTGATTCTGAAGTGCTCTAACATCAGCTCCGAAACTAGAATCTTCTTTTAACGCATTGATTTGATTCTGTAGATTTCCCGCTGCGTCAGTTCCTAATTGTCCTTTGATTTCTTCAAACCATGCATCGAATAAAGTTCGTTGCTGAGTATACAGACTGTTAACATCAATCTTGCTAATCGCACTAACAAATCCGCACATCGCAGTTTCTACTCGCACATCAGTTATCTCTGCGTTAGTTAGAGTAGAAACATTAGGTCTAATACTTACGTACGCTAGAACTAAATCGTAAATAACGCCCTCACGTACAGGTGCAGGCCTTTGTGGATTGCTCTGCGCTATGCCTTTGATTACCTCTACTCTAATGCTTCGCTGTGCCTTGTTGTCGTCCAATCTAAGCACGATTGCATCAATACGAGGTAACGATTCGCTCTTATCAAGCGTGACCCGTGTTTCTTCTTTATTGTAGGCTGTCACTCCATTTATGTGACAAGCGCCTGGTTGAACGTTTAAGGCCATTCCACCACCAATGTACGAAACAACTTTAAAGCAGTTAGTGTTGCTTAGTCCAAAGACTCCATTTGTGTAGTAATTTGACAGAAGATTTCGTAAAACATCACTTCCCACAGCTCTGTCAAATTGTGGAAATCCACTCTCATCAAAAGTAACTTCCGATGTGAATGGAAATGATTGCATTGCCATTTTATCCCTCACTTTCTGTACGCGATTGGAACTTTGTCACCAAACGACAGCCCAATCTCATGTACTGAATTTTTGAAAACTTCTTTTACCTCTATCAATCGTGCCTGAAAAGCCATTTGGAAATCATCAATCAATATGTCGCATTTGTCACCCAAGTCGTAGTCCTCAAGATAAATAAGTCCACTTCTTCGCGCTGTTTCAAATGATACATTAAGTATGCTTGCATACTTTTTCAATAATTCTTCTTTCCCCATTTGCATTAATTTATCTTTGTACGATTCTAGTGTCTCTTTTTCGGACTCATATAGTTCTTCCGTCTTATCTATATACACGATTCTCTTATACTCAGATTGATTACTGCGGGCATCAACAGTTACATCTATCTGTTTGCCATCTTCATAATTGCCATTTCCTATTACGATTGCAAAGTTTTTAAATGCTGTTGTATCCTTCGTTATCTTTTCGTCGTGAATGTTCCGAAGTTTTGAAGAAAACGAAGCAAAGCTATTTTGCGTTTGTGATTGTGTGCGATCTAAGCCTTGCCAAACTTTAAATCTGATTTTCTGATTAACGTAGTCATACACGCATGCATAGCTCATCTGCTGTGTTTTAAGCAGTGAATACAAGACAGTTGCTAATCCATCTCCTGTCGTTTGCTTCGCGACACTCTCACCCAATAGCGGAGTGTTTGCATCAGCAAACTCTAGTAAGGGAATATCGTCCTTGTATTTATCGACTATCGACCTTGCAACAGTCTCGATATTACCTGATTGTCTAAATCTAGGAAAAGTTATCTTGTCATTTAATTTAAACTCGTAGAAATATCCAGACAGCAGAATTAACTGGCCATCTGATTTGCGTGCATACTCAAATTTTTGAATCATGCCAAGTTCTGGGCGCTGGTTGTTAAAAACATAAGTCGCATCATTTGCGTATTGGTCTGCCGGTATCTGAACCATGAATTGACCTGGTTCATAGTAGCGTCTAATCCACTGTAAATTGATGTAGTTGAAGTATTTGATAAGATTGAAATCTTTATCTAAGAATGCTAATTCCATTGATACCTCCTACATACCTAAGTAGCGCTTATTGAAGTAAACATAGACATCCATGTTCGGGTCGCCTGCTTTTGCGCTAAATGAGACTCTGTTATCTCCGACCGCTAAGCCCATGTCTGTGAATGATGAAGTCTTATCAATGTGATGAATCCAGTTCTCGCCATTTTTCGTAACACGATATGATTCGCAATCAATAATTAATACATCACCGCTTGCAAAGTTCCCCATCACGCGCACATATGCGTCATCCTTTTTGATAACTGGGTCTACGCATCCGCCTCTGAATGTGATTCTGATAACAGGCTTAACCTCATCATCTCCATCAATGCTGATTGTGACCGTCTTTGCAAAGTTAAACGATTCAGATGCAATCATGATTTTCTGCGTCTGAATGTACGGGAAAGCGAATCGTGGAGTTATGGATGCGATGTTCTTTCCGAAGTTATCAACTGATTTCAAGTGAGTGTCCTCACAGTAGAACTTAACTGTCAGCTTCATTGGCATATGGATATTCTGTGAAGGGCAACTAAAGCCTTCAATCACTCCATCTATCCATCGCGTTACACCTTGATAAGTAATGTACAAACGATAACGCATCTTTGGTCTAAAAAACGAAATTGCATCACGTCGTAGTACTGCATTTAACTTCGTTAAAACTGTCTTGGCTGTAATTTGTATTGACCTATCATCAATACGCATTCCAGTTAAAAGAGCGCCATCTTTGACAGCACTCTTTTCTGAATACACACTAATTTTAGGATAATCGATACCTTCTAGCCCATCTGATATAATGCGCCATGCGGAGCCGGTTCCAAGTAGAAACTCTTTCCCGTCTTCGCGTACGCATTTTACATTAACGATTCCGCTCATTAGATACCACCTGCCAATCCAAACTGGAATGTGTTTTCTGCTTTTCTCATGATTGCATCTGGCGAAGTCTGCGTGTCGTAGAAGTTGAACGTTGTGTTTCTATTCATTCCACCACTCATGTTAGCGCTCATTGTTCCCCATGATGCTGAAATATTAGAGCTTATATTGTCTAAGTTCATCAGGTCCTCCGTGCCTTCTTCAAATCCAGCAACGCACATCTCACCAATGTACTTGAAGACACGTGAAGGTGAATGGATTCCTAAGGCGCCTTTGATTCCATCAACAAATCCACCAACTAAGCCGCCTACCATATCCGCCAAACCGGACCACGCAGCGCTAATTCCACCAGCCAATCCATCCACGATGTTTCGGCCTATTTCTAGCATTCTGCTCGGGATTGAACTAACACCGTTGATGATTGCGTTAGCTAGGTCTCCGGCCGCCTTTGTACCTGTGCTTACTAAATTGCTTCCCCAAGTTATAACTGCGTTGATAACATTGCTCAAGAACTCTGCAATCTTACTTGGAAGACTAGAGACGAAATTAACGACTCCACTTACAAAATCAGAGCCTGCTTTTGCGGCGCTTGAAGCCATATTTGAAGCCCATTGCCCTACCGCAGAGATAATATTTGCAAGTAGAGAAGCAATCTTACCAGGAAGTTCGGAAAAGAACTTGAGAACATTTGCCACAAAGTTTGAGCCTATCTCAATCGCTTTAGAAATCAACTGGCCTCCAAACGATATAACAGTTCCGAGGAATGTTCCCAGCGCTAGACCAATGTTATAAGGAAGATTAGAAAAGAAATCTACGATTGCTTGTACAAAGCTTGTGCCTATCTCTACTGCTTTGCTCGCCATATCTGAAACCCACTGCCCTACTGACGAGATGATGTTTCCTAAGAAACTAGAAATTGATTCGTACAGCAACCCAAACCATTCAACTACCGATGTAAATGCACTGGGAATTGTTTTTGTAAAAAAGTCTACAATTGCCTGCCATGCATTCATTACAGCGTTTCTAAAGCCCTCATTCGTGTTCCAGAGAATTGCAATGGCCGCTATTAAGCCAGCAATTGCCGCAACGACTAGAACTATTGGATTAGCGCTCAGCGCTGCATTGAGTAGCCATTGTGCAACCGTCGCGCCTTCATTTGCCGCTTGAAATGCTTGGAACGCCGCGACCGCGCCATTGATGATTGTTTGTATTGTCATGACTGCGTTAAACGTTATAATCGCTGCTGTCAATCCTCCAATCACAGGCAGTACCTTATCCATGTTCTCACCTAGAAATTTAATTGCATCTGCGACTCCATTAACGATTTCGTTATCTCCAGCGATTTCAGAGACAAACTCTCCTATTGATTCAACGATTCCGCCTACAGTTCCAACAAAGTCCTCTTTGAAAGGCGCTAACTGTGCCTCTATGCCTTTTCCAATCTGTTCTAGGACAGTTTTTCCAATCGACTGTAATGTAGGAGCTAGGTTATCCCATGCTACCATCAGACTATCTAGAAACGTGCGCATTGCATCGTCCACATTTCCGTCTGGGTCACCCATTGCTGCTAATAAATTTTCAAAAGCTGCTTTTGATGCATTCATTGAACCCTGTATTGTTGTCTGTGCTTCTGCTGCAGCGACTCCAGCAACGCCCATATTTTCTTGTACTAAATGGATTGCGTCTACTATATCTGCGTAGTTACTGATGTCGAATTTTCTGCCCATTGCTTCTGGCAAATCTCCGGCTGTTTTTAGTAGTCTTTCCATTTCTTCCTTTGTACCGCCGAATCCAAGCTTTAAGTTATCTAGCATGGTGTAGTTGTTTTTAGCAAAACCTTGATAAGCATTCTGCAGCGATTCTATGTTAGTACCCATCTTTGCTGAGTTATCTGCCATATCGCTAATTGCTAGATTGGCTTTTTGCGCTGCGGCTTGGACGTCACCTCCAAGTGATTGCTTTAAGGCAGCACCCATTGAGACTGCTTGCTCTGCGTAGGTGTTCATGGAAATACCCATCTTCTGGGCTTGTAATGCATACTCTTTAGCGTTCGAACTAGACTCCTTATAAATCGTATCTAAACCACCAAACGACTGCTGGATGTTTCCGTAAGCGTTGATAGCGTTGCTACCTAGACTACGCAAACCATCTACGGCTTGCGTCATCAGATTGCCCGCAAGTGTTCCTAGTGCAGTAGATGCAGCGCCACCGATTTTGGTGAGGCCCGTGGTCACGCCATCTGAGTCGAGTTTTGTATCGAAAATCAGTGTTCCATCACTCACTGTCGTCACCTCCAATCTCAAATTTTTTACTAAATTCTTCTAATTCTTGTTTTTCTTGTTCGGATAGTTCCCTTTGGATTTCCCATGCATCGCGTAGTTCCTCGTAGACATCTACGTTTTGACGTGTGTCCTTCTTGTAGTTTCGCCACTTCATGACATCGTCTAATTTCGTGCCATTTAAGCCCTTTAGAAGCGCTAGAAATTTCCACCAGTGTAATTCCTCAATCTCTATTAAATCGATGCCATACTGCTGCAGAAATGCAGCGTAAATCAAATCTGAATCGATTTCATAGTCTAGGGTGATGACTTGGTCATCTGTTTGCCTGGTATTTCTTGGCAAAGGGCTTTTAGGATTGGCAAACTCGAATAGGTCTTTTAGGTCTATTCTGTATGGCATGTCATTTTTAAATAAAAAAGCAACGTCAAAGCCTTTCCCATTGAGGAGTGCTTTGTTCGCTTCAATAATGAATTTCATCCAAACTCGAAAATCCGTATAAATAGAAAAGTCCTTACCATGTATACGGATTGTATTAGGTAAGGACTTCTTGGTTAGATCAAGCATTATTTCTTAACTTTTGAGGCAGTATCCATCAGTTTGCTAATTGACTGTAACTTATCAAGTGGAATCTGACTCAATGCTTCACTGCTCTTTTCTGCTTGATAATTCGCTAGTGGATTTTCGTACGCATCTCTAACTTTGAAGATTGCCAGCGTGATGTCGTTTAGGTCCATCTCGTCTAGTTCCTCTGTGCCGAAGATTTCCTCAATAGCCTCTTGGCCCACCAACTTAGCGATGAATTCAATCATCTTTTTGTACTTCTCTCTGTTTGGAAGATTTGTTGCGTCAAGCTTGAAGATTGAATCCAAGTCCTCCCAGATTGCCATTGTCTTTTTTGGCAAATCGTAGCTTTTTCGATTAAAAATAACAGTGTATTGCATGCTTGCTTTCCTATCCTTTCAATTCTAAATTAAGCGCCTGCTGTAAATGTAGGCTTATTTGCTGTGATTGCTACTTTACCAGGAACAATTGGACCGAAGTGGAGTGCGAATGTAATCTTCTGTTCCACTGTGTTTAGTTCCTTGATTTCGATTGTGCATGCAGGGCAATCCCATGCATCATATGGTGTCTTAGTGCCAGCAAAGACAAGTAAGAATTCCTTTTTTGCATCTTCGACCGTTGCACGCTTCTTTGCTAGTGAGTAGATGAAGTCGAATGCTGCGTCACCTTCGTTAGTAACAAGCTCTTGATCCATTGAAGGAACGTAGCTAGTAAGTTCTGTAGTTGGTGATTCGTCTTCGATATAGTCACTTTCTTCTGTTTTAGCATTAAATGCTAAAGAGAAAATTGTTGATTTACCAATACGAGACCACACCTTGTCGGATGTTGTGCTTGTATTGATAAAAGGGATAAATTGATGCTTTCTAAGTCTTGTAAGTGCCATTTATAAGCCCTCTCTTTCTCTTGTGTATGTTATTTCGATGGATAACTGATAAACAGTATCGGATGAGTCTGTACTCAACGGATAAGGACTTCCTGTCACGCTAATGTTAAGGATTTGTCTGTTTCCGTCGAGCGCAGGATACTCATGCACAAATGGATAGTCATCAGCCCAGTAGGTTAACTTTTCTAATTGCTCATCACTGTCTTTTCTATCATCCTCTGACAGGCTGTTAAGTCTTGCCAGCAGTTGATAGTACTCAGTGATTTCATAGCTGTAGTCTACATGACTTACGATGTTACGCTGTGGGCTTTTAAACAGTCCATATTTATCGCTTCCATCTGATACGTGGTTTGTGTCTACGACTATGCCGTCATATTCTGCTAACCACTTGCTGATTGCTTCTGAAATTGTCATCCGTTACCTCCTGTTATGCGCTTGATTCCGCGTAGGATTTTTTCTTTTCCGCCTTGAGCCTTCATGCGTTCGAACCAATAGTTCCCACGCATAGGCGCATCCTGGAAGTCTGCTGGCATGTAGTACCAACGACGTGCGTATGGTGTGCGATAGAAAAGCTTGCCGCTGCCTATTTTCGTGTTGATAATTCCTGATTGAATTAAGGCTCCGGTATCCTTCGGAACGTATGGATCACATAGCCGAAGGCACTCGCTGTCGATGAATTGCTGCACTAGTCCGCCTTTATTGATTCCCCTGCTCTCTGCTACTTCTTTAGGTTTGATGTCAACCGACTTCAAACTAAAATGGAAGACATCACCCATCAGTAAATAACCACCTTTATGTTCTTCAGATGATCTCTGTTAGAGTTGTCATTCACCGCGCGGATGATTCCACCCTTATGGTAGTACTTTATCATGTCTGATAAGCGTCCTCCTTTATCGTTTATAGGGGTGTCGTCTACGTCTCCAAATAAGATTCCATCCTCTTCTGTAAACGTGCTAAAATCAAGCGGAAATGGCTCTATAAACGTGACTGTAGTAGTCTTAACGGTCTGTAGCTTGCCACCTTCCAATTTCTTTTCGATTTTATCGGACCATTGGCAGCCGTTGACGACCGTGCGTTTATAACCTGTGCCCTGCTTCTGATAAACCGTGACCGTATCTGTGAAGACTGCCATTAGTATGCCCTCACTAGACCAGTGCCAGATAACCACTTACGAATGTTCTTGTGCAGTTCTTCCGTTGCCTGTGATTGTGTTTGTAACACGTAGCTTTCGCTATAGCCATCATTAGACACAGAAGCAACGCCCTGTCCTGCCCTTGCTCCAACTGTAGCGTTGTAGTTGATAACGTTGCAGATGCAGTCGAGCAACTGCTCGTAGTAGATTTCGTTAGTTAGGTTTGAATTGTCTGCTACCCAGTTTGTGTAATGGATAACTCCCATAACATTACGAATTGCACACTCTGCTTGCTTTTCTGCTTTATCGAATTTATCTTCAGAAACAATGTCATGAAGGGAGCTATAACGCTCCCATGTTAGTAGGCTCATATGTTCCACTCCCTTCTGTTAATCTTTTGATTAAACGTGCTTACGTACGCGAACTAAATCCTGATTAGTAACCTTGAACGCAGAGTTCAATTCAACCTGTGCCTTAGAACCGGCGAAGTTCTCGGAGTCAACGATACGTGCAACTGAGAAGTTAGGGATGATTGATAATGCTTCATGGTTGTACATGATGAAGTCTACCTTTGCAAATGGCACAGTCTTCAATGCGTTAGCAGAGTCGTAGTACTTACCTTGTGTTTCAGCTAATGCAGAAACTTCGTAGAATGTGCATCCTAACCACTTACCGATCGAGCCTGTAGCGTTTGTGAATTCATTTGATTGTGGAACGAATTCAGAGCCTGCTTGCTCTAGGATTGCTGCGTATAATTCTGGAGAGCAGAGTACAACGTCTGCGGAACCCTTAGCAGCTACAATTTCCTTGCGAACTGCGATAACTGCCTGCTTAACAGTCTTAGCTGTGATAGCATCTGTTGCTGTAGCAGCCTTACCTTCGTTGATTAAGCATGCTAAACCTGATAGTGTCCAGCCTTCAGAAACCTCTTCATTAGCAATCTTTAAAGATTCATTTGCTAATGGAGTAGAAACTGCTGCAGCCTGTACGCCATAGATCTTCTTTGACTTCTGATAGTTGTTGTTGAATACAACTGGGATTAATCCATCTGATGTTTTCTCATCAACGAAGTCGCGTCCAGGTGTGCCTACTTCAACTGCTGAAGTGCCTAACTTGCGAACGAAGATTCCACCTGCTGCACCTTCTTCGTATTTTGATGTAAATGTTCTACCATCTGCGAATGGTGTTTTGTGATAAAGATTTGGTTCTAGTGTTGCCTTGTATTTTTCATCTACATGAATTTGTCCGTAAATAACTGCCATATTTTAATTTCCTCTTTCTACCCTTTATAGAACGGGTTGTTTTTGTATTGCTCATCTAAATAGTTAGATGGCGTAGGTGGAGTTGAAATTCCACCGATTGGATTGAATGTACCTTGTGGTTGTGGCTGTTCTGTTGCAAATAAAAAGGCAGAGTCGTCAGCCTTTTGTAAAGCTTCTAACGCTGTCTTAATGTCTTCAGCCTGATTCTTTGATTTCTTAAGCGCATCAATGTCAAGTAAAGCCTTGATTGCTTTGGCATTTTTGCCCTTTAATGTGTTGATGTTCGTGTTAATCAAATCATCGAAGTCGCGGTCTGCTAATCTCTGTGCAAACTCTGCATCCTTTTGAGTTAGTTGGTCCTTAAGGTCTTCAATCGTTTGCGTTAAGGCTGTTGGATCTACATCCTTGAACTTATCAAGTGATGCAGTCAACGTCTTAACTTTTTCGTCCGACGCATCCAACTTTTCTTTTTGCTTGTTGTAGTCTGCTATCGGCTTGTAGTTCGCCTTCATTTCTGTCTCGACTGTAGCTAGCTGTTCGTCTGTCACAGTTAATCCAGCTTGTTTTAGAATCTCTTTAAAATCTTTCATTTCTTCCTCCTTAAATGTCTTCTATACCGCGCTTTCCGCGGTGTGGGATATATGAAAAAGACACCTCGAACTGAAGTGTCTTAATCAACTATTTAAATATCTCTTCATTGCCCTCGATAAAAGTGTATAGAGCAGTTCCAAGTTTTTCTACTTGTTCTTCTGTTAATCCGATACTAAACATTTCATCAAGACCATGCACGCATTCGTGTAAAAAGGTTGATTTCTTTTGCTCATCCTTTGCCTGTGGGTTTAATTTAATAATTTGATCAAGATAATTGATTTGCCCATATAAATCACTTTTTTCATCATGAATGTTCAGTTCATCAACAACCTTATAACTTTTAAATAATATCTTTACTTCTGCTGGTATCTTCATATTTCCTCCTTTCAACATAAAAAAGCACCCTATTTAGAGTGCTGTATTGGATTAATTAATTTTTTGAGGAACTGGCCTTTTGCTCTTCAGCTTCAAGTTTAGCTATTTCCTCATCAAGATACTTAATTAATTCTTCTTTTGTTGGATTTTCTCCGTCGAGCATAGTATCAATTCCTTTCTATGCCTAGATTGTACGATTGTTTTAAGAATTTTTCAACAAGTTCATCGTAATCTATTTTTGTTTCGGAATTTGCCAATTTTCTAAGTAATGCATATACCGATTTCCTATCATACTTCTCTGTTTTGTTTATATACCAAACATTCCCTTTATTAGTTACGATAGTCATCATCTTGATACTGTCATATTTCAAAAAGAATCGTATATCCGGCAAAGAAAAATAAGAGAGACCAGGATGGTTGTGTAATAATTCTAAGCTTTGCGGTTCTGATGTTCTAAGCAAATGGTACATATCTGTATTCGCCTCCACATTTATAGACTCCATGTCGCCAGCCATATAGGAAGTCTGTATAGCCTTGTTGACAGAAATAATTTGAGCCACCTCGTTACTATTGTTATGAAGCATAGAAAATTTAAGTAACTCACGATGAGCTTGTGCTAGCATTTCGGCCTGTTCGTCAGTCATGTAGTTAGGCCGCACGTGCTTTACCTTCTGAATTGCTACATCGTTGATAAGTACATTTTTGCCTTTCTTGTGCTGACTGAGTTCGTTAAGCATATTTTGCCACTTGCTTCTCTCACCGCCAACCAATAGTCGGTTTTCTTTAGGCTTGAGATTCATAGCTTCACTGAATCGCATGTACTCAGCCTTATTTGCGCGTATCTGTGCAGCGATTTGACTGCGGTTGACATTTTCATCGACCACATACTTTTCACGCTTTAACGCTCTTATTTCGCGTTCCATAGCGCGCATCTGTTGCGTCGCTTCGTAGCGTGTGTAGGTTCTGCCTTTGTACTCTACTGGATCAGGCTCTTTCAGTGGTTCAGGAATCTCACTAATGCCTTCCCAGAATGGATAGAACATGTGAGTACAGTTCGGGCCTTGCAAGCCTTCAGGTCTACCGTATGCGCAGCCTTCGCCGAGTGGAGCGTGGATGTCTGGATACTTCTTTGATTTGCCAGACATAGAAAATACTTTATTTTGAAACCCAGCATGTGTATCTCTGCTTCCCATGTGTTGGCTGATAATTACTAAGTCCTGCCCTGTAGTCCTACAATTCGCCTCCGTTATCTTTCCTGCAAGCTGAGCAGTTGATGTACGTACGATCATGCGTACGGCTGTATCGACCTGATAGGTTCGACCGCTTGCATAGTCAACTGTGCGAAGGCCACTTCTAGTGAACTCTTTTATCACATCATCGCATGCTTGTTTGTAACTGTATGTGCCTGTAGACACCTTCAACAACGCTAGATCCAGCGACCTTTGATATGCTTCGGCTGTTTTAACCGTTCCAAGCAATGGACTCTTGAATGCTGTCGTTCCGCTGATGTTCTTTAGGTCGTTTTTCGCTTGTGCCTTAAATCCATCAGTGATTTGCTTCATAGAGTTCGGCTGTTTTAAATCTACACCGCCCTGTTCCCACATGGATAGGTCTTCGTTAAAAGCCATCTCTCCCGCTTCACCGATTAGCTTATCTCCAGCCTCTTTAGCCGTCTTAACCGTTTCGGTTATCTTCTGCTTTATTTCCTGCTTGTAGGCATAGGTGTTCTCTGCGACCATGCGTCTGTATTCTGGAGTAGCATTCAGCTTCTTCATGACTTCCGCATGAATTTCTGCAGCGCTGTAACCATTCTCACGCATTGACTTAGCCATGATTTCAGCCGTTTCAGTTAGTCGCTCTGTCTTTCTGACTCTTCGTGCGATATCCTGTAGAACCTCACGCTCCAGCTCCTGGTATAGACCAACTAAGTACTTATCGCCTAACAGCTCGATCTGTTCTTCAGAAAGCATAGGCTAGTCCTCTAAATCAGTATTGTCGTCCTGCGTTGTTGTGCTTAAGTACTTGACTGCTTCCTTGTGTTCACAATTTAGTCGCTTCATAATGTACTGAATCTTGAATTCCAACACATCTGGAAAACTCAGCGCATCGTTGCGCCAGCCATCTAGCTCTGTCGCTTTATCAGTAACGTAGCTATCGTCAAACTCCACTAGGATTTCTTCGTCTGTTGACCACTCTGTTTCATCGCTGAAAGTGTTATGGAACCAAATTAACGCGTGTACTAAATCGGTGATATAGTCGATTGATTCTGTACGTTGCTTATTCAGCTCTTGCATAGAGTCTTGGCGCTGGCCTACGTACTCGGTTGCTGTCTTGATTTCACCACTTTCAAGCTGGTATTTCTTGGAACCATACCCAAATGATAGAGATAAAAGACTTAGGCACAGATTAAAGACTTCCTTGATTTGTGCCGTTCTGATTTCTGGATTGTACTCGTAGATGAGTTCCTTCTGTTCAGGCAACTTCTCGCCCAGCAAGATAAAGAGTTTCTTTTGCTCTTGCGTTAGGAAATTATTGCCGTTTTGGTCCTTCTGCATGCTTGCCATTATCTCATTGATGAATAACAATTTCTGGCCCTTATCCAAGTCACCGAACAATACGGAATAGCATAGGTCGATTGTCTTCAAAAACGGAATAGCGGTGTAAAGTTTTGGATAACCATAGCCCTGCATGCCATCGAAGCTGTTAACTTCAGCGGTTCTCATGATTGCAAATGGCTTAACCTCACCAAGCTGCAGCATCGTAGCCTTATCTGTCAATTCGTTATTTTCATTGAAGTAGTACGATTCTGCTGTGTACTTGTCGTCTTGCTTTCTGAAGACTACCAGCGTTGTTAACTGTGTACCATTCAGATAGCCACTGCCTAAGAATGCGCAATCGATAATCTCGTCATTCTCGACTCTAATCGGTACGATGCAATTAGAGGACACATAGTTGATCTTGATGTCTCCACCTCTGACCTTACCATCGTCGTAGATTTCAGCACCTTCTAGTCTGACGTATGCGCCGACTGTACCGGTTGCAGCCATTTCTTCTAGCTGCTTTCGGTACATCTTCCCGAACTTATTAGCTCGTAAGAGTTCCAGCACGCCCTCGAACTTTGCCTTATTTTCACCTGCATTTACTTCGATGATTTCACACAAGTTAGCATTGTCAGCACAAAGGTACTTTGCAAATCCTAGCTGCGCAACCTCTACGGTTACACCATTCAAGTTAGTCCGCGAATGAAAACCATCCACGTCGTTATTTGAGTACCAGTCGTAGCAATTCTTGATTACGTTTGCCGCGCGCTGGTTGTATTGTATTCCTAGCTCTTTCAATTTCTGAAAGGCTGGTGATTGCAATTCCGCTTTATCCATTCATTACCTCCTAAGGTCTATAAATTCTATGAAATCTAAAAAGGTATAACAGAATGCGTCATACCAGTCGTTACAGTTGTTTATGTTCTTATCTTCTGGGATGTCTTTTTTCTTTTCATCCCAAACTAGGCTACTTAGAGCCTTTAATACATCAGTGCATCCAGCGCTAAACTTAAGCCGTCCAGACGTCAGTAGCATGTCAACAAAACGCGGACGGTCTTTTATTTCGTTCTTTCTGCATCCCTTGATGTTTCGTGCGTTCAGTCCGTTCTTGATTGCTGCGGCTCTTAAACTGTTGATCATGGTCGTGCTGGCACTATCTGGGAATATCCAGTCAACTCGACCATATTTCTCAATGGCCAGTTTGTAGAACGTTATAAAAGCATTGCATATCTCTTCACTGCCAATCGTTGACGTTAGCGGCAGGCCATATTCTTCGAGAACTTTGAACTCTTTATAGCCGTTCATGTATCCAGTCAATACGAACGTTGTTTTAGATCCATTGCCTCCGAAGTCGATACCCATGACGAGTTTGCTGAAAGCCCACTCGCCTTCGCTGTATGTGTACTTGCTTGGCTCTTCTGCTAGGTAAGGGAACAGTAATCCCTCCGCTAGCACCCATAGACCTTCAATGTAGCGCTTGTAGAACACTCCAGAGTATTGATGTTCATATCTCAGTCTGATGCGCTCAGAAAGGCTCAGATTGTCCTTCATCGTGAAGTGCAGATAAAGAACGTTCTTTTCTTCCGCCTTATCAATCCAGTTCTTTTTGAACCAGTGATCAGGACCTTCTGGGTTGCAGTTGAACCAGAACTTTGAACCATCGACCGAACATCTTGCAGTAGCTTGATTCACAAATGATTCAGGCATAAGTCCGACTTCATCAAAAAAAGCACCTGCAGCTGTAATACCCTGTACTAGGTCCTGCGATGCTTCGTTTTTTCCGCCAAATACGTAGTAGTAGTTTGTGATTCCGCCTTTGCTAATTTCGAGCAAGTTTTCGCTCCTCTTATCTTCGTAGCTATAACCTCTGCCCACTAGCATGCGTTTTAAAGGCCCTAGAACGTTACGTCTGAATGAGCCGATTGTTTTACCGGACATGATAAAGTTCTCGCCTGTAAATGATGTTTGCGCCCATATAACAAAGGACAGAGACATGCCGACTGTCTTTCCTGCTCTAATGGAACCATCAGCAATGATTCCGTCGTAGTCATTGACTGGTGATTCATCCATCCACCAGTTTAGAATCTGACGTTGCTTCCTGCTGAAAGGTCTGAATTTAAACGTAGTACTAGCTTGTTTCATCCCAGTCGTCTTTTATCGTTCCCTTTAGTGCCTCTAGGAAGCCGTCATCCTGTATTGTTACGGTCTGCTGTTGCTCAATCTTGTCGCGCCATTCAGCCGGCTTACGATTCTTGAGCCAAAAGATTTGTGCAGTTGTATCAGGTGCTACTTCTTTAGTTACGCGTTTAGTCTCAACGCCATACTCATATGTTGTTTCATCATACGTGTAGCCTAAAGCTCGTTTCAATAATGCATTCTCAACTTGTCTATCAATTACTTCTTTGCCCTTTTTTAGAGCCTCACTTATCTCACCATACTTATTTTTCCATTCGTACAATGTTTTAGTTGTTATCCCCATATTGTGGGCTATCTGCTCATCAATCAATCCGTCTCTTGCCCATCCTTGAATCTTAATAAGGCCATTTTCAGACAGCCATTCACGATATTTGCCTTTTGCCATAGCCTTATCCTTTCTACGTCGTTGTCATACACACATTGGAAACTATCAGCCGGAAAGCTAGTACATGGAAAGATTAAACACAAAAGGAGTACTTATATGAATAGTTTTAGGGTGATTTCAAATGTTAAGCTGATAGCTTCGAATGTATGTACGAAAAAAACCACAAGCATTTCTGCTCATGGTTTTCGCCTACGCCCATTATACACCTAAAAGTCATGGGACATGTCCCAAAATTTAGTTTTACAAAAGTTTTAGCAAAATGTCATCCAGTTTTCTAGACATCGTGCTTTTACCATTATAGGCATTTTGCGCCAATTCCCTTAGAGTCTTTTTATACTTGTACCTCTGCTCAAGTAGCTGCATATCTACCTCATCTAGCTTGTTCAGTTTCACTTGCACACGACTGATCAAGTAAAGCAGGTCTTGCTTCTGCTTGATTAATTGGTCTTGCTCTTGAAATAACTCCAGCATATTGATGTCGCTGTAGATTCTAGTCCCTTTCTGGTACTTTGCTTCTTCTGGGCTAACGATCCTAGGACTACCAATTGATGTAAGCTGCGCATCAATCTCGGCAATGCGCTCATTAACCTCTTCAAGTTGTTTCTTGTATTCGTAGTGATTGCGTAGCTCACGATCAATTACTTGTAGGTCTTCTCTGTATGGATCTTCGTTGTTCATTCCTTACTTCCCTCCTTTATCCTCTTATGCAGGCTGTTTCGCTTTACTTGTAGCTCGCTTAGTTGAATAACCGACTTACTAATTTCTTGGTCCTCAGACAGCCCATAATGATGCTGTGCGACAATCTGTGCCCGTCTTGACAATAGTGCTAGATTGCTCAATTCCAAATTTTCTTTGTTCTTATCCAAGAACGTTACAGTGTAGTCCTTCGGAATAGGACCATTCGCTTCTTCCCAAATAAGTCTGTGTGTTAGCTTCCACTTATTTGGTTCAGCCACTTTTGTTTGGAAGTAACCATCCGTGTTTTTGACAGTTGTCCCTACTGGAAGATGGTTCTTAGGGCAATGCCCTTTTTTAAATCTAGTCTTCTCGCTGTTTGGAATTATGAAACTGTGATCGCCTTTATGTTTGTCGACTCTGCCCTTTTCAAACCAACCAGTTAAGCCGCTAGAAACATTGTGATTCTTTTTCCAAACTTTTATCTGTTTTACTTGACGTTGCTCCCCAAAGTGGGTATTAAACTTATTTGTCAGTTCTACGTTTCCTGTCCCCTTAGCGTTGTCATAAATCCATTGTTCTTGTTCGTCAGTGAACACTCTATTGCTTCTCATGTTTCTTGTTCTCTAGCAACATCTCTGGAATCTGTACGCTATTGCATCTTCCGTATTCAAGCTGCATCTTCGTTGCTTCCAGTGCGGTCTTTGCATTGTTAACTAGAACACTTCCTACCTTTGTGATTGCATCAGCTCTCGCTATCTCTTTTTCAAGTTCTTCCTGCGTTAGATCCTCATCGCCTAGTCTTTCTAACTCTGCGAAAAGGTGATTATTTAGATCCATTAAAGTGTTTCTTGGCATTTCATTAGCCCTCCTAAAGTTTATTTCTTCTTTCCGTGAATGCTTGTTCGATTAGACCTTTTACGGTCTCGACTGCTTTTATCTGTTCTTCATATGGTTCCCTTCCATACATTTTTTTCTTTGCTTGAAGAAGTGACAATTCTGTTTTGAATATTTTTCTAAGGTCTTCTATTGAAAAAATCGGTGTTTCAATGGCTTCAAATACAGTCATCATTATGCATTAGCTTCTCTACTATCCGCTTGAATTTCTGCTCCATAAGAAACAAATCAAAGCTATTAACATCTG